TGAAACCGATGGATATAAAATAAAGGACGCAGAGCTTTTTGAAGTTTCTGTAGTATCAGTTCCTTGCAACCAAGGGGCAACCTTTGGCTTAAGCAAGTCATTTGATAGTATGGAACAGTACAATGAGTACAAGCAAACTTTTTACAAGGCTAACCCAGCAGAATCAGCAGACGCTGTTAATGTTGAGCAGCCAAGACGGGAGGAATCCCATAACATGGAGACAAATATGTCAAACGAAAAACAATCTCCTGAAAGCAATTTCGATTTAGAAGCTTTTGCAAAGAAAGTAGCTGCTGATACAGCTGCTGAAATCGCAATGAAGCAAGCTGAATCTAAAGCTGCTGAACAGAAGGCTGCAGAAGAAGCTGCTCAAAAAGCAACTGATGAAGCTGAAGTTCTAAAAGCTAACGAAGTAGCGGATCAGGAAAAAACTAAAACTATAGTTGAAGCAGGTCTAACAGGAGCTGAAAAGCTAATGAATGACGTGGAGTCTAGAGTTAATGAAAACTATTCTAATTTAGAATCAGTTGTAAAATCTTTAGAGTCACAATTAGCTGAGAAATCAGAAGAAATAATGAACATTAGAGAGTCTAAAAGACATTTCTCTGACAGAAGTTCAAATGGTGACTGGAAGAAAACTTTCGAGCAAGATATTATCGATGCAAAATTTGCTGGTTTAGCGACTGGTAAAGGATGGGATAATGACGTAGCTAAGAGTCTAATGGAAAAAGTTAACGCACATAGTGGTGTTGCTGTTTCTTCAGCAGACTTTGAGCAAATCGTTTCAACTCAAATCGAAAGAGACATTCAGAACGAATTGGTATTAGCACCTCTATTTAGAGAAATCCCAATGACTTCTGCTAATATGATTATACCAATCTTACCGGATGCTGGTTATGCTGAATTTACAGGCAACCAAGCAGCTACTGGGTCAAGCCCACACGGTAACTTGCAAGAAAGAGGGGACGCTTATAACCCTGGTTCAGCAGGTGGTGTAGATATGACTGAGAGAACTATCTCAACTAAGAAACTTATTTCACAATCATACTTAGGTAATGAAACTGAAGAAGATGCAATCTTACCAATTCTTCCTTTAATTAGAGAATCAATGGTTAGAGCCCATGCAAGAGGCATCGAGAATGCTATCTTAGCAGGTGATGATGCTGACGGTGCTTATGGTACTAGTGGTGCAGCTTTTGAAGGTCTTCTACACTTAGCAAGAAATGACAGTGACTATACACAATCAGCAACTGCTTTTGCAACTGATAAAATTGTAGCTACTGACCTTCTTGAAATGAGAAAGAATATGGGTAAATATGGTATTAATCCAAATGAAGTAGTATACATTGTTTCACAAAGATCATACTATGAACTATTAGAAGATGCAGAGTTCCAAGACGCTAACCTAGTTGGCGACATGGCAACTAAACTTTCTGGTGAAATTGGTCAAGTATTCGGTTCAAGAGTACTATTATGTGACGAGTTTGCTACACCAGCAGTTGCTAAGTTTGGAGCAATCGCAGTTAATCCAAGAAACTACGTATTACCAAGACTAAGAGGTGTTACAGTTGAATCAGACTACGAAGTAGCTAATCAAAGAAGAGTCCTCGTGGCTTCTCAAAGAATCGGATTTACCGATCTTATTGATGGTGCAACTTCTAAGTGGGGTTGGATGTATAAAGCTAGCTAATATTTAGCTTAATAAGGTTTCTGGGAGTGTACCTAACACTCCCACTTTTTAATTATGGCAAATTTAATAACATTAGCACAATATAAAGAATTCGCGGGACTCACCGGGGTTTCCGAAGATGCAAAAATTAATGCTATTATACCAGCTATCAGCCAAACAGTAAAGACATACTGTGGCACAAGTTTTATAGATTATTATTCAAGTGCAAAAACCGAATATTACGATATTAAGGATAAATACACAAATGCAATAATACTCGATGAAAGTCCAGTAGTGAGCGTGACTTCAGTTTCTGAAAGGAAAGGTCAATCAGACTCATATACGACTTTAATAACAGAGAATTCTGACAGTAGTGGTAAGTACGAATACGTAGTCGACGAAGGACTCGATACCATTTTCAGAACAACTGCAACAAGTGATGCACATTTTCCGCAAGGTAGAAAAGCAGTAAAGGTTATTTATACTTCAGGGTATGCGGCAACACCAGAAGATTTAAAATTAGCGTGTTTTGATTTAGTTAAGTACTATTTAAAAGATGAAAGAAAAGCAAACTTAAGTATAGCGGGCGCACAGATACAAAATCCTGTATCTACAAGTTTAAAAGAGAACATAGGGTTTCCAGACCATATTAAACGTATATTGGATTTTTATAAGATACATAAGTAATGAGTAAGTTTAAATTTACTCAACTACCAAGTAGTCCAAGTACTGGAATATCTTATCAATCTTTAGTAAAAAAACAAGCTGAAGACTTAGAGAAAAGTGCTACAAGCTTAGGGCAAGAACTAAGGAATGTACAGTTAGGTACTATTACAAATAGTTCAGAGTTTTTTAGAGAATTAAATGACGCAATTACTAGTGCAGGATTATGGGGAGACCCTGAAGTACTACAAGCATGGTCAGCCTTTGGAGGTAAAAAGACCCAACAACAGTTTAGTAGTGCATTAAAACAGTTAGCTGGACATTTAAGGAAAGTAGGACGTAGTTTGCCAACTACTTGGAATGTTGGACATAAGACAATGGAACCTATAAACGTTTCTATTTCTTTAACAATTATGGCTATCCAAGATGCTCAAATAGAAGTTGCAGCAAAAGGAGAAGCAAATACAGAATTTTGGAGAAAAAACGAGGTATTACTAGGCAGATTAAGAAAACTAAGAGCTGTAGGACATGTAATTTCTCAAGCAGAAAAAAATGATGACCTTGATAACAAAGCTATAACAAAAGCTTTAAAAGCAATGTCTAAGAACAATCATATAGATATTTCTCATTTAAAAGAATTAGATATTAAGATTAATGACGGAACTTTAGCTACTTACACTATGGAAACCAAAGGTTTAAACATAGGAGAAAAAGCACCAAAACAACTTAAGTTGGGAGGGCTGAGAAGAGCTTTAATAACAGGTAATGTTGAACAAATACTTACTAATGAACTTACAAAAGCAATAGAGAATGCTGGAGTATTAAATGTAACAGGTTCTAAGAGTATAGAAGACGAGCTTGGGGACCAATTAGTTAAAGCAGCGGTGGGCAAGAAAACAAGAAAGTATAAAAAGAAGTCAAAAGGTAAAGTTTCAAAAACGTTTAAGAAACCTGAAACAAAGACCATAACAGAAAAAGCTCGATCAGGAGGAAAAGCAGCAGCAGACACTGCGCAGAAACTTGAAAAAGCAGCAGCATTGTTAGCAAGTAAAAGTGTTAATAGTAGCAAAGATTTAAATACTGCAGGAAGTCAAAAAGAACTTAATGCAATAAAGAACAGAATTAATAGACGACTACCTGCAGAGGTTAGAAGGAATATGGGAAGACCTGCATTGATTAATAGAACAGGTCAATTCTCAAATAGTGTAAAATTATTAAATTTAAGAGATACAGGAAAAACACTAACAGGACAATATTCATATACTCTAACAGGAGGGGGTCAAAGCAAGAATAAGACAGGAGTTTATTCAACCTTTGAAAACCCAACAAGGTGGCCAGCAGGGTATAATCCAAAGCCTCTTATAACAAAAAGTATAAGAAAATTAGCAATGGAAATGACCGAAAGAAAATTTACACTTAGGAGAGTATAATGGCATATAGAACACAAAGAAAAAAGATAGCCGAAGCTCTTGTAGAAAAATTAAAAGAAATTGATGGAAATTATCCGTTTAATTCAAATCTCTATCAAAATGCTGACTCACACTTAGTATTTTTAGATGAGATTCAACAATACCCAAAAGTATGTGTTATAGCTGGGGATGAGATACGACAGTATCAGCCTGGAGGATTTAAATGGAGATTTTTAACGATAACAATCAGGGCATATGTAAATGATGCAAATGACCCTCAAGAAATTTTATCATTAGTACTTGAAGACATCGAAAGAGTTGTAGACGATAATGATATACTGGTGTATGATGATACTGTATCACCACACCTATCAACTACATCTGCAAATATTCAATCAATAGGAACAGATGAAGGGGCAATAGCTCCGTTAGGTATAGGTGAAATGGTAATCGAAGTACGATATTAGGAAACAGGTAAAGCAGAAAATTCTCGCTAAACCCTTTCCATTATAAATTATAGGAGATAAGCAAAATGGCTTTAAATCTATCAAGAAATACCAAGGTATTTGTCTCAGCAGGTAATGGAATGCACGCAAGTGGCGGTTCGTTATTAAGTGTTGATGCAATTACTGCAGGTTCAGGACATGCTGTAGGTGATGTTATCACTTTATCTAATGGAGTAAAAGTAATAGTAAAAACAGTTAATGGCAGCGGTGGAGTAACATCTATTGCACTTCCAAATAACTTTAGAGGAACAGGAATCAGTGATGGCGCAGGCTTAGCCCAGAGTGCTACTACTGGTAGTGGAACAGGTTTTGACTGCGATGCTGACGGAGTTTCTTCACTAACTTCAGAAGGTTCAAGAGCTGGAACAGGACTTTTCAAAGGAAATGGTACAGCCGCTAATACTTTCAAAATGGGAGTACTAGACGGATATAGTTTTTCACAAAGTTCAGAATCTACAGATGTAACAATTAACGAAGCGGGTGCGACCCCAAGCAGAGGATCTAAAAGGTTCAATGACTCTTTGGCTCCAGCTGAGTGGTCATTCTCAACTTATGTAAGACCTTTTAAACATGGTGCAAACAGTAACAGAGGTACTGGAGTTCATGATATGTGTGAAAACATTTTATGGGCAGCTATTGCTGGTAAAGATATTACTGGAGGTGCATTATCTGGAACTTCAGCTACAGCAGTAACTTGTGACTCAACAGATGCAGACGTATCTTTTGTAAGATCTGATCATCACGAATTATTAAAATTATCAATATTTTTCGTAATGGAAAATACTACTTACAGACTAAATGAGTGTCAAGTAAACCAAGCAGAAATTGATTTCTCAATTGATGGTATTGCTACTATTGCTTGGTCAGGTAACGCAACAACTATTGATCAGGTAACTACAGCTATAGAAGATCCAAGTAAAGTATTAACAACTGATGGAACTACTGATGCAGCTGATACATCTGGAACTTATGCCGAAGGGTATAACTATGTAGATACTACAGGTTCTTCAGACGCTGACTATCTAAGAAATAAGTTGTCTACTTTAAGTTTAGTGCATAAAGTAACTGGCTCAGGTGCTACAGAAGCACTTAGCGTAGCTACTAGCGGTACTACAAATAAAGAGTATCAAATTAATATTACTGGTGGTTCATTAACAATTGCTAATAATATTACTTATCTAACTCCAGAAACATTAGGAGTTGTTGATACTCCAATCGGTTCTTTTTCAGGGTCAAGACAGATAAGTGGTTCTTTAACTATGTACTTAAATACTACTGGTTTTGGTGGGACAGGCAATGGTTCCAACCATCTATTATCAGATTTAACAAAAGCTACTGATTTAGTTAATACAGAATTTGATATGAGTATCTTTATGGGTGGAGCATCTTCTGATACTCCAGTAGTTGAGTTTGATATTGGAAAAGCTCACTTACAGATACCATCAATTGAAACAGCTGATATTATATCATCTACAGTTGAGTTTGCAGCTCAAGGTACTGACCTATCCACAGGGAATGAATTAGCAGTTAAGTATAAAGGCTCAACTACTCACTCTGACTCTGCATATACAACAGACGTCACTGTATAAAAATGGCAACGTACAATCTACTTCGAGAAAGTAGTGTACACATCGTACACAATGGGAGTCGTTATTTAATTAAAACGACTCCTGAAGTGTCGTTCTCACAAACATTCGCGGAAGATGCATACGAA